TTTGTCCTTTATATTCAGCAACCTGTGTTAAGGTTTCTACATCTATTATATGGAATGCTGAATAGTCCCCACCATCGCCTCTTGCAACGTCAGCGCTAACCACATACTGTCTAGAGTAATTTGGATATTCCCATATCCATAAATTACCGTCAAACCCTCGTTTCTCAACAGGTTCTTGTACTGTTGTATTTTCATACCAGGATAATAAGTCTGGATCTAGTAATGTATTTCCTGATGAAATGAAATCGGCATCACAATTATGTGACACTAAACCATTAACTATGAATTTATGTGAATCTACATTTAATATATCAAATAAATCAATTATTTCGTTTATATATGATATTGATATGACATATACGGATTCCGATGTGGTTGTATCTATTTCACATCCTTCATATAACTCATGTGCAAATATTTCTCTGTCATCTAATATAAACGCATGATTTTTAGAACATTTAATTTCTACGCCATTACTTAATTTAACCAATACATATCCAGTATGAGTTATTTTTTGCACGCCGTCAAAATCTTCAAATCCATTCGGCGTTAAAATTTTATATCTGTTTTGTATCATATACGTATACGAATAAATTTGCATTGTAAATAATCCTCAATTTCTTTTTGTCTCCTAACATCTTTTTCTATTAACTGCCCATCTTTATCATAATGATGCGATTCATCAATCTCTAAAACTACATTTTTTATAGGATCGTATGCATCTAAGAAGTATCCCAATTCTTTAATATGATATTCACCAACATTCTCTGCATGTATGAATGAATATCCGTTAGTAATTCCATATTCCTCAATTATAGATATTGAATTAACATTATATCTAGGCATTATTCGTTTTGATTTCATCTTAGATATGTAATTCAATGTACTTATTCGTATTCGCTTTCTAGTCTCATCAGATACAGTTTTACCTTGGGCAGTTCGACTCCCGGGTCTGTCGGGACATTTATTGCAGTATTTATTAAAAGTATGTTCTTGCTTACATGAACACATTATGTATGAATCATCTAAATCAGATATTAAATATTCTATACGATTAGTAAATGATACTCGTTTAAAATGTTTATCTAAATTGCTAGTATGATGTATTACTGATTTATATAATTTAGAATCATCATTTATCATAGTACGGTATTTTGATTTTCCTATATATCTAGTATATAAATCATTATGTTTTAGCAATTCAATAGTTTTACTTAAATCATATGTAGAAACATTATCTAATTTATTATATATTTTAGAATACCCACCCTTTACACGATTAGATAGTATTTGATCAGAAGTTTTATATAATGTACTAGTCTTAGGATTAAACCCCATTTGTACTACTTCATGCTTACCGTATAAATCTCTATATTCAGCAATAGACATATCATGCACACTATGTAAGTGTTGAAACAATTGTTTTGCGGTATATGTATTACAAACTTTACAGGTTAACATTTCTATTTTCTTTATATAGCTGAAATAATGTCATTTCCTTAACTTCATCAGTTATTGTATCATATACCGTAACTAAACAATCGCCATCCAAACATTCTTGCGAAGCCATTCTTGGCCCTAATAATTCATCTTGTTTTTCTCTCCAAGCTTGATCTCTTTCTGGATGTACTGTCCATGGTAATCGAATATGATGAAATCTACTTTTAGGATTATTCTCTGCGTCCTCCCATGTTTTATGAAAAAAGTTGCCGGTACCATTAGGTGATGATAATAAAATTGCTTTTCCTCCTGTAGCAAGTGTTTGTTGAGCTGCTGCCCATACCGTATCTATATTGTCGATAAACGCGCAGTTGTGACTTACGACATCATTGGTAAAATATTCATTATCTAATTCAACTTCCATTGCATCATATAATTCAAATTCACCTAATTCATACGTAACCGATGTTACAACTTTACCCCCAAATAAAATATCGCCCGATAATACATGACATGCGTCTAAAAATTCACCATTTGGGTATTTTAATAAATGCCATTCGCTACATTGTAGTGTTGTACCATCATCAAAAGTTATTGTAAACATTACATTTTTAGTAGTCTTTGATACGCCTATAAAATCTGACCACCCTGATGGTGTTAATATCTCCCAATCACTATTATGTACTATTTCTTTTTGCATATAGAATTAATTACAGTTGTAAGTTCAGGATGTTTTGTCAAATCAAATCTATCAAAGTTACTAATGTACCAATCATCATCGATAACTACATACGAATATCCCATATTTTTACACCAGTTTTGAGCTGCTGTTTGTTTAACAATATTTCGGGGGTGTTCTACTAACGATTTTGGTTTTATCTCATATAATATTTTATTAGTATTATCAGTAAAATCAACTATATATGTATGCGAATTGTTATCGATTATATATGGTATCCTGGTAACTTCGTATTGTAAATGTGTATTTAATGAGTAGAATGCAGCTTCCCACATACTCCTAAACTTTTTTATTGTGCCGTTAATATTTAATTGTGCTTTCCATCTAGTCCATGAATTTGTAATGCATGGCGTAAACTCCCCATTTGCTATTTTACGTTTCATAGTCTCAGACTGTTTATGTCTTGCATTAAGATATGTCTGTTTATGTTTTTCTTTGAATTCTATACTACTATGAACAACACTATTAGTATTTCTAATCTTTTGTTTTGTCACTTCTGAATGTACATAATCACCGTTTAATGTCCAACACTTTTGAGTACAATATCGTTTAATTGAATTCTTTGCCTTTTTATACGTAGTACCACACCCATTACAAATATCTTCCATATATTGAATTCGTTTTGTACTACGTGACCACTTTTCGATAGCCACTATATTTCTATGTTTAGTGACACATTCTTTTTGTAAACATGTCTTACTAAATGGATTATACTTACCATTAAACTTAAGTTTATTGGTGTTACAATATGGGCATCGTTGTACATCATTATAATCATGTTCTATATAATATATTCGTTCTCGTAAACTAGGATCATAATCATTTAAAAATGATGTGTTATCTAATATAGCTTGATATACATTTTCTATATTACGCTTTTTAAAAAACGTAGTTTGTAGTACGTCATGATGTAGGCTACCATTTATATAAATTTTAGATAATATTTCTTTATTGTCCATATAGCATCTATTATACATATAAATATACACAATATCAGTTTTTCAATTCGTTATATAACTCTGATATTTGTATATGTTTAATCTCGCCTGTTTTTTTATTACGAACCTTAATATGTGTCGTGCCAGATACACATTCATCTACAACTAGCATTGACAATGATTCAGATCGACCTGCATCACTATTTGTTGTTGTAGCTTTTATTTGTGAACCATTTTTAAATCTAAGACTTAATTTATTATCTTCTACAGAAGGTACTTTTATCCAACTAGGTAAATTCTGATACATTACTCTAACTTTAGTTACTAGATTTTTAGCTACTTCTTGTTTAGTTGCAAGTACCATTATATTTTTATCTCCATAAAATGTCATATACCATAACGAATAAGCAGCACATAAGGTTGATATACCTAGCTGTCTTGATTTCAATATAATATTGTAATCATATGTGTTAAAGTCTCGTAAACAATCTTCCTGATATGGGTATAAGTTAAAGTTGATTTTACCTTTTTGTGGATGTTGAATCACACAATACTTCTTCATAAAGTATATAGGATCTTGAAAACATTTCCTATACTCTTGTTTAATTATTTCTTTGTATTTATCGCTCATAACATTAAGATATTTGTGCAGGTGCGGATGGTGATACTGTTGTACCTGTTCCGGCTGGCGGTGGCGCTAATACTGATTGTCCTGGTGGGACTATTATTGTTTGCGATTTAATATATATGTCTATTGCTAATGCTAAGTCATTAGATATTTGTAATGCACATGTTTCCGGGGTCGCAACCTTATTATTAAATGCTTTTAAAAATGCGTTATATATCTGTACTTGTAATGTTTGTGGGACTAATGCCATATACTTTATTAATAAATATAAAAATAGTTTAAATATTAAAACTTAAACTCGTTTATTATATTTCTTATATAGTTTCTTAGCGCTTCGTTGAATCTGTCTTTATAAAAAACATTATGCTTATTCATAAGCGTTTTCATTTTGTTCCAATCATTTGTAGAATAAAATTCTACTTCGGTATATCCTTTATATAGTTTAGATATTGTTGCATCATATAGAATATTATTGGCTTTTGCTAATCTTTCGAAAGTAGTCCAATTTTTTTCATTTATATGAACAGTATTTTCTTTTATTCTAGTGTCCATTACTTATTGATTTGTTCAGTTATCTTTTTTCGAATCAATAGTCTAAGATAATGTTCTTTTAGTTTATGGTCTAATAAATCAACAACATCGGCAGGTTCAGTTCGTAATATATCTTGAAAGTTAAGCTCTGCTCTATCCAATACTGCCTTTGCAAGTTTTTCTGCTTTATTTAAAGCTATTAATCTAGGCTTTATTTTTTCTTTTGTTACTGGATTTGTTTGCGATATGAACTGACTTTTTAGTTTTTGTAGTTCTATATTAACTTTAGCATGTTTAGCCATAGCTACTCTTAAATCTTCAGATGCTTTTTCTAGTTGTTGCGATATGAGGTCTGCCATATTATTGTTTTATGTGTAAATATTCGAATATATATCCTGATAATGTATTTATCTGTGTTTGTAATAGTAATAAGTCTTCTTGCGATATTTCTTCTACGTCTTTTATTAAATCAAATCCTATTATACCGAAAAACTTACCTTCTAAGTTTTTTAATGCAAATAAATATGTTGTTAATGATCCTGTTGCTAACATTGCAGATTCTAGATCATACTTATTATCGCCGTCAATTGATGCTATTAATTTTCCGTGCTTATAAACTTCACCTATACTTTTTGAGAATAAGCTTACTGGTATATTCATAAATTGGTTCTGTATAGTAGCTATACCAGGCCCGCATACCTCATAAAATGTACTAAACTTTTGTATTGATTTACCTGTAGGATAATAATGACCACCATTATGAAACATTGACACCCATCCTCTATCAAAACCAAAGTCTGTTATTAAGTTATGTAAATAAGCATTTATAACTTCTGAATTTTGTATTGCTTCTTCTAATGGATCTTTAGCTAATTTCTTTTGTTGATCAGCATTACGTTTTTTCCATTTAAACAGTATATAATCTAATATTTTTACTATAGCCGGGCCGATTAAACTAGATATAATTGCGGCTAGTATTATTGTGTCAATTGAAACATTCATTTAAGTAGTCAATGTTTTAGATAGTTTTAAATTGTTCATATTCTTCTACTGTAACCTTATACTCTTCAAAAATTTTATGCTTCAATTGATTGAATTGGTCTTCAATTGAATTTTTCATTTTCTCAGGATCATATTGTAACTCCCATTTATTAATATGACCGTCTACAGTTACAAATTCCGGTGCTTGGAATATTGCAATTTTCAACGCCTCAACCTCCTTTTCGCTTTCTCTTAACCAAGATAAAGCATTTTGTTTCATTTTATCAAACTCATACGCCTCATACTTCCCATCTAACTTTAAATTATGTTCCATATCGATAACACAATCTAAACACATTCCGTGTAATGTTCGCATCTTTTCATCAGCTCTACTAGGCTCTATACAAGTACAAGTTTCCTTTCTACAATGTTTAAAGATCTTTAGTTCCTCTCGTAAGCCGTCTAACTTTCCTTTTTTAATTCTATAGCCAGCTTTTTGTTCCCATTCAAATCCATCTTCATCTACCCAAATATCTCCTACTTCACGTTTATCAGTAGTTTTACCTGTATAACCTAGTGTTGTTTTTGTTTGAAACTTATGATTTCCATTAAGCATCTGCTTAATTGCATCTATATTACGTAACTTGCTATCCGCATTTGATTTAGCCATAACTTTATTTTTAAATAAATATATGTAAAATATTTTAAATATTCTTATTTTCTAAAACTACTCGCTAACCCCCCTAAAATAAACTTTCCGGTAATCTTAAAAGGTTTATTATATATTGTCTTATCTCTTATAACAATCCCTTCATGCTCGGATACAGGGCCCAAAGGGGATGATAGCTTAGCTAATACAGCATCGCCTAATTTCATAGTAGCTAAATATATAACAAACCCATCTACTACAGATTTATAATCTTTTGGATCTGCAACATATTCATCTAATGGCATTCCTGACATTAGTTTTGATAATACATCTTTCGATAGTGCAGATACTACTTTACCGTCTTTTGTTTTGAATGTTGTATCTGGTAATGTAGCTTTAGCTAACCATTTACCTAACGTTTTAGTCTCTTCTTTTCCACCGCCATAATTTACTGTATACTTTTTATTTAATTCAGCTTGTAAATTAGGTTCACCATCTAATGTGGTTGGTACAGACCCTAATACTTCATATCCATATCCGTTAGCAGTTAAATTAAGTTTATTCAAATAGTCTTGTAATACCTTTTTATTATATACCTTTTCTTTAGTAGTTCGTTTTGTTGGTGTAACTTGTACTATTTCTAATAAGCCATGTATAGCTAAAAAGTTTTTATTGTATGCTAATACATTAGTAGATCCAGCTACATATTCAATATTGAATAGTATATTAGGATTGTCCCATAGACCTAATCTTTTTAGTTCTGATTGAGATTCTGGTATTGCATCATTAAATATATCTAATACAGTACCTCCGATTTTTATCATTCCATGTCCAGCGCCAAATCTATCTTCTAAATCTGCTTTTGTAATACCTTTAACATCTAATGGTTTATTAGACCCTCTATCTAGTACAAATGTCTTTTTACCATCTAATGTTATTAATCTAATAGATGCATTTACTCCATCTATTTTAACAGAGGCAGGTTTCTTATTTAAAAAGTTTATTGATTGTTGAAATACTTTAACTAAATCAGGTCCTGTTTTTACCCAATCAATATTAAAAGGGTGAGCCATGTGTCCTGCGGCACCTCCGCAAACTAACAATTGATGCTCCATATCCAAAGTGTCTGTAGGCTTACTATCTCTAAATACTTTATTCCACCATTCTCTAGTTAAAACTGATTCTTGCATATCTACTGTAAATTTATCTATAATATAATTGGCTAATTTTTCTGAATACCATCCGAATATTTTGTCAAATACTTTTTTCTTTTCTTCTTTTGGTAATTTAGGGTCTCCAAGTGCTTGTCTAATTTTGGTTCCACTCATTTCACCATATCCTGGTACATTTAATGATATATGCGGTGCTGTTATAAGATATCCGTATTTATCGTATCCCTGTAAATTGTTTTTACTATCATTATAATTCTGAAAATATGAATCAGCTCCAGATTTTAATTTACCTACTTTAAATCTAGCATCTTCTTTCATATCCTTTTCACCTACCATAAATACTACCGCTGTTGTGTTAGGATCAAATTTAGATAGCAATTCTTCTGCTTTATATGGATTCTTAACTTTGATAGTTTTATTACCAAACCCATACATATCTATAACAGCTTTCTTTTCTTTAAAGTTTAATGGTGATTTTGGTAGTTCTACTTTATCAGAAGTAACTATATAAGTATTGTTAGCCCCAAATTGTTTTTGTAGCCACAGAAATGTTGCAGCATGATGTTTTCCCATTGGCTGAAAGCGTCCTGGGTATACTGCTATTACTTTATTAATCATTAGTTGGGTATAACTCTTTTAGTTTGTTGGTCACATCAGCATCAGTCCACTGCCCAATAGAATCATACGCTGCAGCTCTCCATAATACTATTCTACCAACTTCTCTTGTTTGAGCATATACTATTTTCTTACCTGGATTATCAATAGTGTATTCTAAAGTTACTTTTCTAGGTTTAGGTCTGTTAAAATTTAGGTTTAAAGGGATCATTTTATTTTATTTTATTTTTAAGTTAATCTAATTGTTTCCAAGTACTGTTTAGATAGCAGTATATATGTTGATTTGCTCCTGAACCTGATACTATTAACATTCCTGCTGAAGGTGTTGGTGTTGTTGTTCTTGGTGCAAGTACCAATATATCATTTAGTAATAGTGAACCTGAGATTTGGAAAGTACTTCCTGAAGCAAATACTAAATTACTTCTACTTGCATTAGATGTTCCATTACCTACTATAAAAGCTGATTGAGCTGAGGATGATATATTATATTGTCCTTGTACGTGTTGATAATCTCCGTTTGCTATTGTTCCTAATCCTTCAGCATGCGATCCGGCTCCTATTGCTCGTGTGGAAGCGCCTTCAGCGTGTGAATATTCTCCTATTGCTTGTGTACTAGTGCCTTCAGCGTGTGAATATGATCCTGATGCTGTTGTGCCCAATCCTTCTGCGTGTGATTGATCTCCTTTTGCTTGTGTGAAGTTACCTTCTGCGTGTGATGCAACTCCTATTGCTTGTGTGTTAGCACCTTCAGCGTGTGAATATGATCCTGATGCTTGTGTGGAGCCACCTTCAGCGTGTGAATATGATCCTATTGCTTGTGTGTCATAGCCTTCAGCGTGTGAATATGATCCTGATGCTGTTGTTTGGCGTCCTTCAGCGTGTGAATACTGTCCTTTTGAGTTTGTAAGTCGACCTTCTGCATGTGAATAGTTTCCTATTGCTTGTGTATATTCTCCTTCTGCGTGTGAATATTCTCCTATTGCTAGAGTGTAATATCCTTCAGCGTGTGAATATTGTCCTATTGCTTGTGTTTGCCAACCTTCAGCGTGTGAAGCGTATCCTGGTATAGTTTGATCTCCTGTCCAGTTATATATTCCATAATTAATATCTCCAACATATGCAGTAGTTGTGTTTATACCTGTATCATACAATTCTACTATTGTATTTGGATTTGAGTAGTATGATTGACTTATGATAAAAGTTGCTCTAGTATAAATATTATAAGGTGCATCATATAAATACAATCTATTATCAGTACTAAATTCACTAGTTACATCACCATAAGAACCTGATAATGTTATGGAACCTGATACTACTGATTGAGCATAATAAGCGTTTTGTGTTCCTGTTTTTGTTTGGCCTCCTTCAGCGTGTGATGCATTTCCTATTGCTATTGTAGTTTCTCCTTCTGCGTGTGAATATGATCCTATTGCTTGTGTAGTGTCTCCTTCTGCGTGCGAATATGATCCTGATGCTGTTGTTTGGTATCCTTGTTCTAAACTTTGACTTGTATATATAAATCTAAATGCTGCACTGCCTGAAAACGCACTTCCACTATTAAATTGAATTTCTGTATCTGATCCACCTGGTGTTCCACTTCCTCCTCCACCAATTGCAGCTGAAGCTGTGTAAGTTACTAAACCTGTGGTTGTATTGTAAGTTAATATGTTGTTATTACCTGCTGATTGTGCTGCTCCACTTATAAATAATGAACCTGAGATTTCTACTACATTATCATGTGCATAAATTAAATTACTTCTACTTGCATTAGATACTCCGTTTCCTACTATAAATGCTCCTGATACTGAACTTGTGATATTATATAATCCTTGTACGTGTTGGAAGTCAGCCGATGCTATTGTTCCTAATCCTTCAGCGTGTGAATAATCTCCTGATGCTGTTGTGTACCATCCTTCTGCGTGTGATGCATATCCTATTGCTTGAGTATCTTCCCCTTCAGCGTGTGATGCACCTCCTATTGCTTGTGTGGCATCACCTTCAGCGTGTGAGACACTTCCTATTGCTTGTGTATATTCTCCTTCAGCGTGTGAGAATTCTCCTGATGCTTGTGTACCAGAGCCTTCAGCGTGTGAATAATCTCCTAGTGCTAGTGTATATTCACCTTCAGCGTGTGAATATTGTCCTGGTATAGTTTGATCACCGGTCCAGTTGTATATACCTTGTCCTAAATCTCCAACATAAGCTGTTGCTGTATTTATACTAGTATCATACAATTCTACTATTGTATTTGTTGAGCCACTATAATATGATTGACTAATTATGAATTTTGCTTTATTATAGTAATCATCAAATGGTTGATCATATAAATACAATATATTATCTGCCACAAATGAACTAGTTACATTGCCGTAAGAACCTGATAATATTATAGAACCTGATACTACTGATTGAGCATAATAAGCGTTTTGTGTTCCTGTTTTTGTTTGGCGTCCTTCAGCGTGTGATGCATATCCTATTGCTTGTGCGTAATTACCTTCAGCGTGTGAATGATCTCCTATTGCTTGTGTGGCATCACCTTCAGCGTGTGAATAACCTCCTATTGCTTGTGTTTGATAACCTTCTGCGTGTGATGCAATTCCTATTGCTTGTGTTCTGTCTCCTTCTGCGTGTGAATAATTTCCTATTGCTTGTGTGCTATAGCCTTCTGCGTGTGAATATGATCCTATTGCTAGTGTTTCATATCCTTCTGCGTGTGAATAATCTCCTGGTATAGTTTGATCTCCTGTCCAGTTTTCTATTCCATAATTAATATCACCAACGTAAGCAGTTGTTGTTGTTACGCTTGTATCATACAATTCTACTATTGTATTTGTTGAGCCGCTATAATATGATTGACTTATGATAAAAGTTGCTCTAGTATAAATATTATCAAATGGATCATCATATAGATATAATCTATTATCAGCACTAAATTCAGTAGATACATCACCATACGAACTTGATAATGTTACTATACCTGATACTACAGATTGAGCATAATAAGCGTTTTGTGTTCCTGTTTTTGTTCTGTCTCCTTCTGCGTGTGATGCATATCCTATTGCTTGTGTTTCCGACCCTTCAGCGTGTGATGCAAGTCCTATTGCTTGTGTAAGGATGCCTTCAGCGTGTGAGAATTGCTCTTGAGCAATTGTATTTGCACCTTCAGCGTGTGATACAAATCCTATTGCTTGTGTATATTCTCCTTCAGCGTGTGAATAATCTCCTGATGCTGTTGTTTGGCGTCCTTCAGCGTGTGATCCTTCTCCTATTGCTTGTGTTTCACCTCCTTCTGCGTGCGAATATGATCCTGATGCTGTTGTTTGGTATCCTTGTTCTAAACTTTGACTTGTATATATAAATCTAAATGCTGCACTGCCTGAAAACGCACTTCCACTATTAAATTGTATTTCTCTATTTGATCCACCTGGTGTTCCACTTCCACTGCCACTTCCTGTTGCAGCATTTATGGTTACAGAACCACTTCCACCATTAGTTATAGTTACATTTGTTCCAGCAACAATTTGTGTTACTCCTCCATTTAAAGCGTATGATGCTGTTGATGCAAATGAAGATGTTCCTGCAAATTGCGAAGTATTGGAACCTGTATATGAATTAAAAGAAGCAGTTGTTAATAATCCACTTCCTCCTCCACTTCCTGTATTGACTGTTATGGGAAACGTACTACCATCTCCTTTTGTAAAAGTAATAATATTAGATGCTACAGAAGCTGTTATTAAAGCATTAGGAGTAAATGATGCTGTTGATGCAAATGAAGCAGTTCCTGCAAATCGAGATGCATTAGATCCTGTATACGAGTTAAAAGATGCTGTTGTTAAAAGTCCACTTCCTACTCCGACGTTTGATAATCCGCTACCGTCTCCTACAAATGATCCTGTAAATGATCCGGTTTTGATTGTATCTAAATCATATACGAAATTTCCTAGGCCATCAACCAATATTGTAGATCCACTTATTTGTACTAGGTTGTGAAATGATTGAGATATGTATTGGTTAGTAAGATTAAAGCTCATTAGTTATCTTTTGTATAAATATATGTAAATTTAGTATTCTATGCTACCTGTGTCATAGTTGCTATTACGGATGGTACTGCAGGAAATGGTACTAAACTACTCGATGGTAAATATAATAGTTGTCCAGTATTCCCACCATCATCATATGACCACATAATTTCTACATACTGACTAGATGTTAAATATGTTAAATAGTTCCACGCCGCAACTAGTTGTCCATTTACTCCAGATCCCTTAACAACCTCAACATTAGTTGCTGAATTGGTCACATCAGTACCATTTTTTCTAAACCAAATAGTAAAAAGTAAATTTGAATTGTTAGTATTATATAATTGCGATGAAAATTGAAGATTATAATATCCTGTATTAGCTACTGTTATTCTGGTTGGTAATCCAGAACCATTATTTGTAATACTAACCCCTTCAGAAATATCTGTTGTATTAAGTTTCATTGCATACGGAGTATTTCTAGATCCACTTTGTGTAGTAGTATCATAAAACTGTCCGAAATTATACTGTTTTCTATTTTGATAATATACTGACCCTGTAACTTGTAACGACCCAGTGACTATAGACGCTGATGCATATTGTGTATTAGATACAACAGTATCAGCAAATACCTGATTTAGAATTAATGGTGTCGCTCCAATATTAAATTCTTTTACTTCACTTACCGTTTTTGATCTATTACCTAAATAATCAACATATTCAATCTTTAAGTCATACTTATCAGATACATACTGTCCCTCGATAGGAACTAACACTTCTAATGTGTTTGGTGTAAATCCTAAATCTTGTTTAGGTTTAATACTTATATCAGAAAAATACCATTTACCTGACCTGAGTAAAAACATTAATTTTGCGTCACCATTAAATGGTACAGTAAAATCAAACGTTTGATCTAAATATAAATATCCATCTGTGTTTTTTATGCTACCTATATATTTTACATTTGATAGATTTAGATGAGTATCAACACAAGCACTTCCGGATAATACTATATCTACTAATTGATATCCAAGGCCTGCATCATATCCTGTAATATCTTCAACCGCTGCATCAATTTGTAATTGATATATAGTATCCTTTTGTAGATTATAATAATCTTTGGTTTCTATTATAAAGTATTTATTATTTGCAAATGAATCTATATTTGCTCCGGTGGGTGTTTTATCTGGTGCAATTGCGTTTGTTAGTGGAACTACTACAGACTCTATAGCAAAGTGTATACTATTTTCCATTCCTTGGCTTTTAGAGCCTGTCCAATAGTTTACTAAGTAACTTATTGGTATATCTAATATTGGTAAATTAGGAGCCATTAATACTTCTCTAGGTTGTACTACGGTATCTGCTATTTTAATATATGACGCAGGTGTATCATATCCTCGAAACGGTCTGACTGTGCTTGGAGTGCTAGACTTTCTCGCATATACATTTATTCTATTTACATCACCTGTTATATTATCTATATTCTTTATAGATAACACTCCTATTGAACTAGTCACATCACCACCCCCAATTAATTGTGATGCTGTAACTGGTGTTATTGTAGGGAATTGATAATATTCTATAGTTCCGGATACTAATAACGCATTATCATAAATATGTTTACCAAGTTGACCTTGTACTTTATATGGAGTTGATAAAATAGCATAATTACCTATTATTTTATCTAAAAATGCTGTATATGGTATTATTTCAGGACTAGTTATTCTTTCTCCAGTTGATGATTGAAATGATTCTGTATATAATGTAAATGTCGGTAGCGGTGTTGTATTAATTATATTGTTCGGATATACTACTAATTTGCCACCTAATAGAGCTGATACATTACTTCCTGACCAAGTTGCTGTTGATCCTGAAATTGATTCTAGAATTGCTGTATTGTTACTAAATTTATACTGCAGATTTGTAAATGATGCGGTTGCAAAGCTAGATCCACTTATATAACTCTTAGTAAATACTGCACTTTTTGCTTCTGTAATTGATACTATCGGTTCTGATTGAAATATAATTTCAGAAGAGTTTTTTGTATTTGTATTAGTTGATAACTTTTTTGTCCATCTAATATTATAAGCACTTATATCTTTTTCGGACAGTTGATTTCCTGATTGATCTATTCGAGCAATACCTACAATTGTTATTTTTGTATTACCAGGAGGAGTATCTGGATATATCCAAACTGATATTATTCTTGACCCATCCTCTTCTACTATATTAGGTATTTCATAATAAATTGGATTATTATTAAAATCTAGTATCTCAACTAATACAGGTGTATTCACTAATAAATTCTGCGATCCTTGTAGTCGTATTAAGTTTTTACCAGCTTGAAATACCTTAGGGCATGTTATAACATTAAAGTAATTTAATGAAGACTCTGATGTGTCTTCTATCAATACCGGTATATTTTCTAAATATTTTCTATCAGCGTACTTACGAATCATATATCAATAATTATCTATTCATACGTTATTGATGATTGTTCGTTAACTTTAGTTATTTCAATAACAGAATCAACCATATCTCTAATAGATTCTATATGTGATATTACAATTATATACTCAAACTGAGTTTTTAGATAATCAAATAACACATACATATTATTTAAGTTCTCAGCATCTAAATTTCCTAGACCTTCATCTATAACTAAAAATACAGGTCTAGGTAAACTAGATATATTAATCAATGCTGTCCTAATGGCTAATGACGCAACAAACTTTTCCATTCCAGATGCCAGTTCTAATGGCCAAAACTTTTCAGAATCGTATACTATAAATGCGTTTATATTTTTTCCATCTGTATTCAAATGTACCTGATAATCTACTACTTGTGTTAAAATATTATTAACTTCCAATTCTATTTTAGGTAGTGCCTTTGCTATTAGTTGATACGGCACACCATCTCTAGAAAATGAATCCATATATAGTTGATAATATGAATATTCCTTTTGTAATTCAGACAATCTACTTAATTCGTTAAGTATAAATTCTCTCTTACTTATATTATTTGATTTTGTGAAAAGACACTCATTAAGAGCCTTATCTATATTTTGTATATCCGACTTAAGTTTAGATAAACTAACTCGTTTTTGGGCTACTGCGGTATTAATTTCATTATTTTTAGATATAGACTCCTTATGCTGTTCATACAATTGAATATCGTTTAATATAGATTGTAGTTTTGTTTGATACTGTATCAAATCATTATCAAACTTTAATTTTTTATTCTCTGTTTGTAATTTTGTAGACTCCGTTCGTTTTATAGAATCTACAATAAAATCATACGCTTTTTTCTTTTTCTCAAACTCATTTATTGTTTGTAGCTTATCATTAAGTTCTGCTATTGATTTTAATAATGTATCTCTTAATTGATAATCTGAAGATAGTGACTGTTTAGTGTCTATAGCATCTTTGACAAAAATATTGTTCATACAATAGTTACAATTTTGGTCATACTCCAGTTTATCTAATTTAGACATTTTCGCCTCCTTATGTTGAATGTCTACCTCAACTTTCTTTTCATCTCTTTGAATCTGCGTTAATTGTTTTTGTATAGAATCTTTAGAAGCTATATACGAATTAATTTCATCTAAGTTTACCAATTGTAATTTAGCCTTATTAGAATCTATTTGATTTTGTAGTTCCTGTATTTCTTTATTTATATTGTTAATATTTGTATGAGTATCTACTATTTTAACTTTTATATTTGATTGATCTATCAATAATCTATTAATATCAGTATTTGTTATGGTTAATGGTATTAACGATTCTGATAACGTGTTTATCTCCTCGAAAACTTGATGAATTTCATTATCCTTTTCTATCTTATTAACATTTAAGTCTGCTAATTGATCTTCAGCTTTTTCTAGATCTACATTAATTATGGCTAATTGACCATCTAAATCTTTTTTGCTTAGATCTTTTATTATAGTTGATATATCTTTACTTTCTTCATTGGCTATTTTATATAAATGTTCAAATATATCTGAATCTAGAAATTGAGCTAATAGTTCTTTTCGTTCTCTTTGTCCCATATCTATAAATCCAGTATTGTTATTCTGTACTGATAATGCTGTTAATACGAAATCTTCATATGTTCCTAAGTAAGTACGGATTACTTTATTTGTATCACTTCGTTCTTTACCATTTAATGACTTTTGTTCGCCTGATTCTAGTAACTGGTAAAAGTTTACTTCTACTCTAATATGTTCTCGAATTGTTTTACCATTTCGTTCTATTACATATGTATCATTATCTATAGTAAATTCAAATCTACTAGAAAAGTTTTTACATTTACTATTTAGTATCTGTTCTGCTCTAGATGTTCTATTACATTTATCAAATATACAGAAAGCTAACGATTCAAATAATGTAGATTTACCTGCTGCATTAGGCGCAAATATGCCATATAATCCTTTTAACTGTGAAAAGTCAATTACATTATTTTCACCATAACTAAACATATTAGAAAAGGTAAATCGTTTTGGTATCCAAACTGTGTTTTTATTGGTTTCTAATTTATGTAATAAGCTATTACATTTTCTATTAACATGTTTTACACCATCAATTATAATATCATCTGTATTTTTAGTTTGTTTTAAATAATCTGATAATAATTGGTTTTGAAATTCTATATCCCTAACATCCCCTATATTAACCTTGTTTATGTTAGATATACTATGCCCCCTATTCGTATTAATCTTTTGTATAGGGGTCTCTAAGACGTTGTACAGGGTTTTAATATCGGCTAATATAGTCTTAATATCAGCAGTATTAGTATTTTGAACTCGTAAACGTAATCTTAAGTTTTTTGGTAAATCATTAGGTAATATATATTTACCATCAACTATATCTAAAGTATAGAATCCATAATCATTTGGGATAACTACAAACTCTGATTTTTTGGTCTTAACGTCCCATACTAGAATCCCATGATTCAATGATTCTGAATAATTTTGTTGTATTGTGCTGCCCGGGTATGCTATAGTGTTTTCTTTATTAAGATACTGCGCAGGTACATGTATGTCACCTAATAATGTTAAATCATAACCATCAAACATATTTACTGGTACATGTATGTTTGACAGCTTATGTCCAGTGTCTGTAACTGATGTGTCTACTGCGCCGTGATGTAATGCTATTTTATAATCAGCTTCGAATTCATTTGCTTTTATAAAGTTAACAGGCCTATCAAATACAGACATAACTGTAAAATGTATATTAGCTATATGATATACGCCGCTTTCTTTTAGATAGATTAATTCTGTATGGTTGATTGCATTTACAATAGGATCTAATGCATCTAATCTATTTTTATTATTCAGATTACAATCATGATTTCCGGTAATTAGAATAGTAGTGCAGATATCTGCACAAGCCTTCAAAAACTTTTGTACCATTTGTACTAATTCTGGCGTCATATCAGTTTTAGCATGTACTATATCACCACCTAAGAATATTACGCTATTAGGCGTTTTATTCTTTTCTATATATGCATACAATCTATCAAATACTTGATTATATTCTTCATGTCTTTTTAAGTTTCGAATGTGTACGTCAGATATGTGAAAGATTTTATCTATTTCATTTAATTTACTTTGTACTTTTGTTATCATAAATCTAACTTATATTCTATTAACTTACTAAATGTTAACGGAGGAGTGTCTTTAATTATTTGTATCATTTTTTCAAATCCTATTTCAGCAGGATCTTTTTGTGCTAAATCAACAAAATATACATTTATTCCATTCGACATAAATTCTTCTGCATGCTCTATCGCTTGTTTTTGAGCATCCTTATCTAAACAAATGTATATTTCTTTAACCTTATTTTCTATTATCTTTTTTCTAAGATTTTCTGATATTGTCTTTCCAAATAATGGTATAGCATTTCTTCTTACAGCTATCGCATCAAAACTACCCTCAACTAATACAATAGGATAGTCCCAATTTATAAATAGCTCAAATCCTACTATATCTTTTGATACATCTGGATTTTTATGTTTAAATCCATCTGTTTTATAATATGATCTACCAACAAAATAGTTTAAGTTACCATTAGAATCATAACTAGGTACTATAATCATTTTAGAATACTTACCCCTTTCGCAATACCCGATATTATACTTTATCATTTCTGATAATGATGTATTTCTATAATTAGTAAGATAGTTTAAAGCATTCTTCTGTTCTATTGTTCCAGAGTTTCTCCATAATGGTATAAACTCATCCGGCAACCTTAGTATTGATGCCTTTACTACAGCATTATTATCTTTATAGTAATTAGGTAATTTTAGTAATGATAATAGTTCGGCAATTACCTCTCTAGGTTGCTGTAATCTTTTGAATAGATTTACTAATTTTTTACCTGAGGCATTACATGTCCAACAATGCCAATGATTTTCACCATCATCGGTAGAAGTAATCTGTATTTCTAATTTGCGTTTTTGATGATTACAAAACGGACAATGGTATGCATAGTTACCTTTATTTGTTGGTTTACCTTTACCTAAAATATTATCTAATAATTCTAACAATCTTTCCATCCCACAGTAATATAAAAAACTTTTTTCATTTATCCTAATATAACCATTCCTCAGGAATAGTTTTATCAGCATATTTGAATCCGTTCTTTATACACCAATCGGCATAAGTTGTTTTACTAGCTTTTGATAATTTAGCTTTCGAACTAGAGAATACAAATCGAATATCTAGTTCAGGGTTTTGTTCTTTAACTAACAATTGCTTCTTTCTATCGTCAGCTAAAAATCTACCTTTGGTTTCGATAATAATACCATTTGCTAAAACAAAGTCTGGAGTATATTTTGCCTTACGAGCCGGGACTACATAATCAATCTTCTTTTTTTCATATTCAAAGATTATATTTTTCTTTTGTAATTGGTCGGATATTTCTAATTCCAAACCTGAACGAAATCCGTATTTTTTTGCTACGAATTTTTGTGACATCTTTTTTCGTGCCATAACATTTTATTTTTAAATATCAAATCTAACTAGAAAATTTAAGTCTGCGTCTAATATTTTAGATATAGGACTTGCTAATTTTCCTGTTGCTACTAATGAGCCGCTATCATTATATAATCCAATTGTTGTGATATATGGTTTAAAATATGAACTTGTAACAAAACCTGCTACCTTTTGACTTCTATAATCTTCCAATATAGTAGGGTTTGATGTGAATGTAAATTCATCCTCTCTAATTCTGCATAGAACTTCTACCTCTTCTATTGGTTGTGTAGATTTATACCAAAGGTTAAACTTATTAAACGCTCCAGGTCCTCCTGGTTGCGAGCCAGATATTGTATTCCAACTTGCTATATTTTTTGATAAGTCTTTATATTTAGGTCTAGTATCTGATATATTTATTATTCCGTGATCATAAAACACATTTCCTATAACATTAGAATTAACTGCGTGTTGTGGTGCACTTAAAATGGTTATTTCTTCTTGTGTTAATGCTCGTCTAAAAAATTGAAACTCATCTATTGTACCGGCTAACCCATGTTTTAATGCTGGAGTTGTACTGCCTATCAATTGCGTATCCAAACTACCTATAAATAGGTCGCATTTATTATTAAAGTTAAATTCTACAGTATCTGGTTTTGAGTCTATTAAGGTACCGTCTATATATAGTTCTAAATTAGATCCGGTTTTTTGATATATAATATGATATGCGTTTCTAATTTGATTATCTCTGTATATAGACTGACTAACTCCTGTTTGTATAGATGCACTTAAAATAGTAGTATTTATTCCATCTGACCGTCTTGCCTCTAATGTAGTAGCCACATTCGTTGATATTGGTAGCATAGTTACATTTTGTGCAGCTATTCTAAGTTCAAATGGAAATTTATTAGTATTATATGGATAATCTGAATTAACCGTAACTACCGATGTTGCTGTTGCCCCTGGAGTTGCTACTACTCGCTCTCCTAATTTTCTTTTAGATACAATATAAGAATATGGGTCATCAGAACTAAATACACCTGGACCTGGACTGTCAATAAATGCCCATACAGATATACTAAAATCGTCGTCTTTTTCTGGTGACAATTGTGTTGATCCATTATTCTCTTTTATTCTTAAATATGAATCCCGGGCACCATCAAATTTTGCTGCTCTGCCAACAGACCCACTTATTCCTGTATAATAAACGTCTATTATGTCAGAATCTACTATTCTAAGATTTCTATATGATACCGAAAAATTACTAAATGGTATATCATATGTGCCAACCGGTGCAGTTAACCATTGTGTTGTGTATGTATTATTTATCGAATAATTACTTTGATTAAATCCTAAATATAATTTTCTAGATTCTAATGCAACTGAACTAGAATATTTAGTGTCTACTAGATTTCCTTGTTTATCATCAATAATATTTAATTGAATGCTACCTGTACCTGATACGTTTATACCATCTATATCTATAAACACAGATCCAGGCTTTACTTCTTCACCATAATATCGTTGTGGTATTGATATTACGGAACCTGATTCGTACAAGTTTTTAATTGCATATTCAGGGTCTGTGTTACCAAAAGAGTTATTTGTATATGGATTTGTGTAATACTGATGTCGTAATAAATAATATACTGCAGAATTATTAAGTTGTGGACTTATAAATCCATTACTAGTACTAGTATTAATGGGGTCTGTAGACCCTAATGATGCACTATACGGCACTATACCGCCAGGATATAAATTTATGTTAGGCTCAAAATATGAATATACCGATATATGGTCGTCTGTGGCATAACTGGCAGATAGAAAGTTTTGCTTTGTTAATTGCCACTGCTTATATGTTCTAAACGTTGTACGAGTAAAATCATATGGGGGTATAGCTTTAAAAACACCATAATTAGCCATATGTTATGTCAATTTTAATAGTCGATTCTTACCTTAACAAGTAATTCAGATTCTGCATTTTTCAATAACGGTCTAGAAACTTTTGCTACTGCTAATAACTCATTATTATTATTATATAATCCAACTGTAGTAACGAATGTTTGTGGGTCATTTATAAATGGTTGTAATATTTGGCCATTGGCGCCAGATATAAATGTTGGATTATTACTAAAGTTATAATCAGAATTTCCAACTCGTACAAAGTAATTACTAGAAATAGTTTTTTGATTATTTACTGCAGAAAAATCATAAGTAGAATTTATTGCTGCTGCACCGGATATTGATGTAAATAATTTGAATGCATTATCACCTGCTATACTTCCTGATACTGAATTAAATGCGACATATTGATTTAGTGCTAATCCATTAAATACCATTAGTCCTAATTGTGGATATACAAATCCGTAGTAATGATAATTTCCACCACCATCTGTATATGCTCCTCCTACTAATGACCCACTTATTATATTATATCGTTTTAATGAATTTGATATATCAACCCTTGTTGTTGTAACTTCGCTATCATCGATTAACGACACTACCGAGTTATCTCCTTTAACTTTTACGTTAGATCCTGTATGTACATTGTTAGCTACTGCGGATCCGCTTAATGTCGCTAAATAAAGTTCCCAACCACCTGGGTCTAGGCTATCTTTAATTCTAGCTCTATCTATTGTAAGTACATATATTTGATCTGAATCTTGTGTTGTACTACCACTATTAAATGTAAATATATTATCTCCAGGCTCTAATACAGTTACCTTCATTTGCGAATATATCGCTTTTGTTGGATCATCAACAGATGATTGTGATTGATTGCTACCACTACCAAAACGATTACCATATGCTACCGAAAATTGTTGTTCAGAACCTGAGGCTGCTGGACTTGCGTTCCATACTTGATAAAAATATTTCTTCTGTGTATCTGTCTGTGCAGATGATGTGAAGAATGTACTTAAATCGGGAGTATTATTTGACCATATACCGTTAGATATTACTCTTATAATATTAGATCGTATGTCGTTTGACTGAAATGTTGAAAATATGCTCATATGTTTTTATTTTATATTGTTGATGCTTGTATTGTCAAATTAATAGTTACTAAACCACCGGTTTCATTACCAATTAAAGTTAATATAGCAGTTTTATCTCCTTCAGCGGCTGATGGTTGGCGTTTAGGACTAATTCCAAATGATAGCCCAACTACAGATACGCTTCTATTTGTTTGTATATCGCCTATAAATTGCGGTACAGTAGCTGTGTTTGATACTGGTGTATTAATTGCTAAATTAAAGAACTCACCATCTGATAATATTGCTGTATACCCTGCTGTAGCGTTTAACGAACCTAAATTAGTACCTGTTGACCCACCTGCGGTTGTTCTAGGCTGTATAATATCCACTTGGCCTGTGGCTGTAGAATATACATATGATGAATTTGTAACTTGAATTACTGGTATATACTGACTTGTTATAGGTAATGTAATTAATTTATATTTCATTACTTGCGTTTCATCGCTCGTAGCTTCTAATAATGGCATATTTTGTATTACTGTGCCATAGTAATCGCTACCATTTGGATGATCTGGATTCCACAATGTATAATCTACCTCATCGTCAGATAATGCAAATTTTGTAATGTTAAAATCTTGTGAACCTGCTGACAATAACTCTCTTCCTTTTTTAGTTAAAATCGCATCTACGGTTACTGTGGTGTTATCTAAGAATCCCATATTATTTCTATTTTATTAATAAATATATTTTTTTCTGATTTTATTATCTAATTTCTAAATTTCCGGTTGTCCCTAAAGGTTGTGTAAATATCTGTGTACTATTTGCTTGTATTACTGACACTACCGGACCACCATCTACAGTGTCTAAACTTGGTATATTAATGCCTGCACTAACCAATTTAGTTCCCGTAATAAATCCGTCCGACAATGATGTGTTGGTTGTTGTATCCATTACAACACCGGTAACTATATTTGTTGATGTTGTAGGTAATATATATTGGCCACCAATAACTGTCTGTGTACCTATAGGAGAGGCAACTGGGGTAGGTGCTGTACCTTGTGCATTATCGGCTACAGTTCCTGTCATTAGCTGTGCCGCAAATATGTTAGCGCCACCTGCAGGTAATGGGTTATTTATTGCAGACAAGGTTGTTCCTGTTTCGGCATATGTACTACGACCTGCAGTTGGTTTAAATACTGATGCTTCTTCAAGAACTATATTTCTTACTATTCTAGCTTTACTTCTTTCTAATAAGTTTGGTTCTACTAATATACCAGATATCAGATTAGCTCTTGCAGGTACAAACTTTTTAATCTGTCTGAATATTGATAAATCGTATATTTGTAGTGCTCTAAAATATGCTTCAAAGTCATTTTTATTATTATACTTTTTCCAATATTCTGAAGATAAGTCTACTAACGTTTTATAATTATACTCATACGCATATCTAGGGTCACCTATATAATCATCTAAAGATATATACCCCATATGGTTTACGATATCTTCATTAATTCCTGCCTGTGGAGAAAAGAATATACCTAATTTATTTGAATCATTAGAATTTTTATCTAATGATGATATAGTCACTCTCTTATCTGTTTGTAGTGCTGTACCATTTAACGATTGTGATTGTATTCTAATCTTTTCGCTTGATATTACTTTTGAAGTTAAATCTGCATAAAGTGTGTAATATGCATCCTCTACTCCTTCAAAAGGTACACTATTTACGCCCACTCTATTAACGAATATTGCAGATGAGCCGGTGTTTATATTTTGATTAGGGTGATGTGATAACTGTTGTTGGTATCCAAATGTACCATTTACCACCAAATCTTTTCTTGATAATGATGTTCTAAATACTAAATCGTAATACGCAGAAAAATGTTCATTACCATTATATGAATTGGGTGATAAAGTATGATTGCTAATAGCATAATCACTCAACGTACCATACCAATATCTTAATTCTTGATAAAATCCATTAAACTTATTAGAATAATTACCGGATATAGCAGTATTCAATCCACCTTGCCCAAATGCAATATAACTACCAGAAGTCCAGTTTGCATTATATGAGCCGCTTGTTGATACTGTGCTTAAATCTATCGCTGCGCTACCTGATTGTACTATCTTTCCGTAATACCCTCTTTGGTATTTTAATGTATAAGATTGATTGTTAGACGATGTCACATCTGTAGATATGCCTCGTTGTACTGCAGCAGTTATCCAATCATTATTAAATAAATATACATCCTCAATAGACGCGGATAGAAACCCATTACTACCTGACATATATAATGTCAATGTTCCTTGTTTATCTGTTGTACGTTTTAATGTAACTTCAAAGAATGGATTAGCTACTGCTAATGATGCACTTGCATATGCCCATATTACATTTGTTTGATTCCATTGTGTTTGTATCTGTGACCAAGTTTCTCCTGTGAACTGATAATTAACTGAATTCAATCTTAATAATGAATATTCTTGATTATATGCATATGTAAAATTGTCGTCAGTTCTAAATCTAAACTCTATAGCATCCGGGTATTGTGTCGATTGTGTATCAGTACTTCTATTAACTATCGTGCTTGATCTTGGTGAATTTATAGTCGATGATGTTCCTGTTTGTATACCTAATGTAGGTATTGTAGTAGTTGTCGGTCCTGTACTTGTTCCGGTTGATGTTGGAGGTAGTACTAAACTACTAGTTTGATATCCGGCCGGGAGGTCTTTTGTAACTTTTGTGAATGCTTGCCATGGTGTTATGACATAATTTGAATCATCACCTGTAGCTTTATGTGCATATGTAAATATATCATGCACCCAATAAGGAAATAAATCGTTTTCATCAGAAGCGACACCACCATATTCTCGTATATTCAATATACTAGTAGGAATTCCATAACAAGATAATAATGCTTTAATACTTCTTGCAGTTCCCTTTGTCTTATAAAGATATGGTAAGTTATTAATTACTCTTCTCCATACTTCTTTTGTGCCTTGCTCATATGATAATGATTGAATACTACCTGTTTGTATATAACTACCGCTTGTATCAACACCTAATGAATATTTCCAAAGTTCTTGTATGTTTCTACCATTATATACATCTAATCCTAATGATTTAGCTATTCCATATATTAAATCATTAGATACACCATCTCTAGGATTTTCTAATCTAGTATTGATTTTAGTCATATCATTAATGTATGACCAAATAATATCATAGTAATGACCAATCATATCTACAAATAAGATATAATCAGCATTAAATTGGTCATCTTGTAAATGTACAGGAATAGTCTTTCTTAAGCTATGTAAATTATATGAGTCATATGTCTGTGCCTGTTGTAATAAATCACTAAAATATGTTTCAGCTATTGAACTAGTTGTCGATACTTGATTTTCGTATGATATATACGAGTTGGCTACATTTTGTTTAGGCCATGGTAGAATTGATCCTGTCTCAAATGTATATAATTGATATGTGTCATTTGTTTGATAGAATAAATATTTTTCAAAATCATCAAATCCTGAAATAATTTTATTTCTATTACTTTCAGACTCCAATACATTTATATCTAGAAGTGAACCTGTAGAACTATTTAGTACATTAATTCTATTAGTATAATATTCTATTAATTCTAGTTTATACTTAAAATTAGATACTCGTTCTTCAGCAGAACTAAAATGTATAAAGTTTTTAAAGTCTGTATAATCTATATTTAATACTATCCCATCTATACTAGAACTAAAATACTTATTTATTATCTGTTGATTTGTTGCAACATTTGCCGATAATAAATCATTCCAAGATTGTAATGATGTTGCTATACTTTGCGCCTCTTCTATATCAATATCAAAATTAGGACCACGTAGATTGTTACCTAGCTGTTGAACTATTAGATTGATTAATAAGATTTTATCTATTAATGGTTCTATAAGTTCGGTAGCTATCCATAATCTATCATATTCTTGAAATTGTAAATCTAATGGTTGTGACAATTTTACAATAATAGCATATGGGTCTTCTTTAGCTATATTGATTATTTTAGCTAAATTATTGTTACCAAAATTTAATACTAATTTATCATTATATACATTAAACGGTTGTAATGAATATCCTGCCTTAGCGAATGTTGATGGTGGTGCCGGTAACGGGGGTAACCCAGGAAAAGATGGTAGTGCCGTTCGTATCGTGTTAAAGTATGTTTGTCCTACATATATCGGTGTACCATTCGAATCCTTTCTCCAAAATTCTTTTGTTAGTATACTATCATATATACTTTTTATCTGTTGTACAGTTACTGTAGATGCAAATGTATTTATATATTCTTTAATTTCGAATTCAAATCTTTGTATAGTATCAGGTGTTATTTCAATATCAGCTGACTTAAACCATAATGCGGTTATTGCTGCTTTTGATGCAAATGCATCTAAATACTGTTGTGATGGTGCAACAGTTAACCCAGTAGCAATCGTCCCGCCGATGGTTATAGTGTTGCTATTTGCCGCGCCATTTGTGTACCAATTAGTATCGTTATTTATGCCTAATATATATTGATCGAACGCACTGGATGTTGTATTTGTATAGACTGCCAATGGCGTAGCTAATGATGATGTATATGATGCAAACGATACTGCGTTATTGTCGAAATAAAAGTTTTGTTGATAATGTTCATATCTTCTAACTGAATCATCTATACAATACAGAAAGTTACTATTCCAACTATCTATAAAGTTAGTATACTCTGTTTGAAATTGTGTACTATCGTCATTAACAGGATATAATCGTAATTCTCTTCTAGTTGTTGATATTTCTTTTATGTAAAACGATGATGTATTATAATTTCCTACTTCAGGTTTATACAAATTTGTACCTAATAGATATTGCCCTCGAAGCAGGCCTAATTCTTCCAATATACTGTTTACATCTACATTCAACCTTAGATTAGGCGCTGCTACATTACTACTATACCCCCAATAGTTAGTATTGGCGTAACTAGTTCCAGTTAAATAATTACCGACTAAATCGTATGCGTGTAATTCTAAATTTATTGATGAGTTCGGTAATGTAAGTATATCATAATATGATGATGGTATTAGATCTATTATTCTATCATCATAGTACTTACCAGTATCTGGTAAATTCTGTACTTGTATTAAACTATCGCTGTTTATGAAGGAAAATGACATTACCGTTATTTAGATATAAATATCCCAACATCAATTTTAATATCGGGCTGAACCCTTGGATCTGTTAAATAGTTTTTTATTCTTTCTCTATATCTATCTAGAGCAGCTGTTGTTGGTGCTAAATTTACTCCTTTGAACCATGCTAATACATGCTCTCTATTTAAAGTATCATATGGTGGTGGTAATATTATTATTCCTGCAGTAGGAACTACGGTATAATACACATCATATATCTCAAAAAGTTCCGGTCGATATCTACCATAATATTCAATAAAATTAGAATCACCATTTTGTTCTGATGATTTTATTTGGAATGCTCTGTCATTAATAAACTCGGTATCTACTATGTTAAGTGATGCAGTAGCTCTTGATTCTTGAGCATAATAGTCCCATTTAAAATAATTGCCTGTAGCTAATGTGTTATCCCATATAGATTTTTTTGCATTAAATTTTGCATATTCTCGTAATTCATCCGCAAATTCGTATGCGTTAGCATCGGTTGTTTCGACATTTAGCCCTTTAAACCATCCAAATGAATAATCCCTATTATCTATAATAGCTTGATTTAATTGTCGTATTATTGTTGCTGCCTTTGATCCTGACTGCGTTAGTTTTGGCTGTCCTGTTGAATCTAAAGCAAAAAATTTAAGTTGTGACATAGATTTATCTTATATTAACGAAATATCCGGTTGCTCCTACTGGTGCTATTGTATCACCATTACTATCTTTTAATGGTGTATTTTCTAATCTACCTATAGTTTCATATAACGCTACTAGATCAGCCTGTGTTGCTGTATTATTCAGTACACGCCAAGAAGTATTCCCTATGATAGCATTAATTGTAGCAACATTATCGATATTCATCATTTGTGGTATAGTTAGCCAATATACTATCTTTTTACAATGATGTCTAAATTCGCTCATTGATGTGACAAATGGTCGATTTGAAATTGGATTGATATATGTATAATATGGCCATGGTATATCCCCCCACACTAACGCATTTATTTGACTATCCTTCACATCTAATATTAAAGATCTGTTTGTATTTTGTAGGAAAGTCATTGTCGATTGATTCAATAATGGTGAGAATGTATCTACATCTCCAATATTCTCATCATTAATAAACTGCCCTATAGCACTAATGTCAGTATATGTAAGTGGTTGCGGTGATTGTTGTGGTTGTATTGCATCATCTACAGATGTTAATGGTACTTGTACACCAAAATTTACACCACCACTAAACAATCCGCCAGGCTGCGGTGCGTCGCCTATGGTAGCAGTTATTAACGCTACTTCAGCTCTATATTCAGATATTAATGTTTGTAATTCAGGCGTAAGTGATGGTCCGAAAATTAATTGTATAACCGAATTAAAATCTGCCCATTGTTGTTCAGATGTCCACGCGTCGGTACCTGCACCATATGGGTTTACAGGTTTGTCGACAATTCGTTTAAATGTTTTTCTAGTTCTCCACAAATCAAATTCTACAGGTGTAGGTTCTACTTGAACTAATAAACTAGCACTTAGTGCAGCGTTTAATGCAGTAATCTGTGCTAGTAATGCAGCAACATCTACAGGTGGGGTAAGTATAGGTGGAAATAATTCTAGAAATTCAATATCAACTACCTCTCTGTACTTACCAAATTCAAATAGCTGTGTAACTATAGGAATTGATATAGACTGTGGATTATTATTTTTATCTAATATTAGATACCCTAAATCATTTCTAGGCACTGCAGTGTCACTTTCGGTAACTGCAAACCCTAATTTTCTATAATTTTTGAAACTCATTAGTTAACTATTTTAAATAAATATTCGTCTATAAAATATACTGTACTACTCGATATTATCGACTTAAATTGAAACTTATAGAATCGTTCAGGATATAATACTGATGTAGAAAAATCGAAATAGTTTCCTGCTGTGTTACATGCTAATTTTGTATACTCGCTATAGTCAACAATAACTTCATTAGTATGACCATCAAGTATTCTATAATATGATTGTGTAGGTAACGCATATACAGTACCATATGAAGGATTCTGACTAAATGTTCTTTTTGGATACATCGGTCTTGACTTAACGAATACTCTAACTATTGAATCGGTTGTATATTCTCCCTTAAATCCATCTAAATATATAATAGGTTGATCGTTAATAGATATAGCAGGTAATGATCCAGAATTAAATTGAGTTACATTGTCCCATTGTATAAATAATTGCGGACTATATACAGTATGTGTATCTGAACTATAGAATTGCAGATTTGTACCTGGTAATACTTCTGGTGATAGTATATTTCCTAATCGTACTATAAATCCATTATTAAGATAATTCGATGCTTCCCAATCTTCTACTATTGATGATACATTTACATTCACATCATTATCTTCCTTAAATGTAAATGATTGTGTTGCTTGCGATGCTGTATACCAAGTTCCTCCACCAGGATTGGAATAATATGAACCTGTAGTGCCTATTGGAAAACTACCTGTTGCCCATACTGTACCTACTTCTCCTGCTCTATATGTCCAGGTAGCCCCTCCTGATAATTCTGCATCAGCAAATTTTCCTGTTCCGTTGGTCCAAGAATCTGATATTGCTCCAACAACAATTGAATATTCTAACGGTACCTGTGATGTTTGTACTGTATTTAGTTTTAATGACGCTGACCAAGTTGCATTACTTGCTGTGTGATTAGATACATAATCTAAAGTCTCTAAAATTTCTGATTGGTTAAAGTATATTAACGCTCTAGATTCTGCATAGCTACCTGTGCTATATGCAACCTTTTGTAGTTCTAATATCTCATCTAATCCGGTGTTCTTATTCGGATAATCTTCGTATATTGTAGCGTCTTTATATGGGGTCAATGCTATTATCATAATATTATAGGCTTATTACACGACCTTTTATGTCGTTATTTGGATATTTTATTTCGAAGATACTAGGGTCCATTGATGGATAGATCACACCATTTCTAGTACTACCCCCATCTTGTGTAGACATAGGATAAATATTTTCTGAATATCCTAATTCTTTATTTGCTATATTATTTATTGATACTCTAGGTACAGTTTGTACACCATCCACTCTATCTAATAAAGTATATATTTTTGATATAATAATAGGTTGATTTATTTGCCATTTTTTAATATCAAAATATTGTTTTAATGTATCAATACATTTTATCAATACTTCGTTAGAATTAAATTCCGGTAAAGTTATTATATCAAATTCTATACCGAAATTAATAATGAATGCATCTGTAATATTGATTGCATCTGTTAACATTCTATATGGCGTTAAATAATTCTTTAAGTTTTCTTTAACTGCGTTATTAAGTACTGTTAATGTACCATCTGAATTGTATCCTAAAGTATATAAATTTAATGCTAATGGATTGGCAACTGCTTGATTTGTCTGTTGATTAACCTGCACATCTTGTATAACATAAGCTTTTGATATAGCTCCAAATTTCGGAGGCATAGAATATGCTCTAATTATATAATCTTGATCGGTAACTGCTCTACTTTGTGCGGCAAAAAATGCTAATGTATTATTTCTAACATCATCTTCTGATTCACCATCTTTACCTCCTGATGCAGGATTTGGATTAGTACAAGCAACCGACGCCTTAAGTTGATTTACTAAATTTGCATTTAGTCCAGAATCGTTTATATCAAAATTTAATTCTATGATCTGATCTAAATCAAAAGCTGGTACGTTGGATTCTATCCCACCACCTGTAGTATACCTAACTGTTAATACTGTATTAGCTGGTGCTAATCCATAACTTTTAGTATACATAAAGTTTGATGGATCTATAGGAAAGTCATACATTAACTGTAAACTTGGTAGTCCGGAACCTACATTATCTGGATTAGGTATTATTTCTTCATCCAAATCAGCAGATATGCCCGCTCCGAATTGTATCTCTAAAGTCCCATCAGTTCTAAATCTTGTAATAAATCGTCTGGCTGTTTTTCTCAATTTCAGCAAATATGGAACTGGTGTATTATATTGTGATAATACCGGGTCATTCTGTACTACATTTGCTATAGTTTCAAATATTGTATCCTGTGCTAAATTTGGAACTTCATACCAATTATTATTATCAGAATCAATAATGTCTACTAGCTCAATAATATTTTCTGTATTCAATAGTATTCTATCGAAACGTTTAGGATCTGTAAATGTGTATGTTGCTGTTTGAATATTGCCTGCAACAGCTTTAACTGATTTCTTTAATAGGTAATATTCAATTTGATTAGTTACATCATTAATTTGATATGCACTCACATTTGCATTAGGATCGTTCTCTAAAGTTTTAAAATTAACAGTCTCTAATGTTCTAAATTCTGCAGTAGATGATTTAGATTTAACCACCATTCCTGATGATATTGTTAGTGCGTAACTCCAATCAGGAACTACAGTACTTCCGCTTACTACCGATGGTAATAATTGAAATACATCTATATCTACCGAACTTGCTATCTTATTTTTTACTTTATAACCTAAAGATTGTGCTAATGAGTATAGATTCGTCTTTTCTTCAGCGGTTACTAATAAAGACTCTTTTATTTGCTTATCAGTATAAAAACTTAGAACATCACCTACATAAGATGACATTTCCAAAAATAACATACCTGGTGATGATTCATTAAAATCGGTATATGTGTTTGGGAAATAGTTCTTTGTAAATTCAATTAAGTTTGTTCTTAATTGAGTAAAGTCTTTTCCTAAATATTTTACATCTGTTGTATTAGCCATTATTC